TGACCACCGTGGTAGGTGATAGCAACATCTTCTTGTTCTGATGGTTGGAACTCAGTGAAGGAACCGTCGTTCATTTTGAACACATTGCGTCCACGCCGTCCAGGTCTTAAGACAGCAAGGATGCCACGCTCTCCTGGTAATGCCCAGTTCACATAGTTATCTGTGGGCGGTTTGAAGGTAGTCATGTCTTAAGAATAGCAAAAGCCCCCACCTTTCGGCAGGGGCTTCCGCTTAATTCCTTGTCGGAAATTATTAGGCGTTCGTACCAATGCTGGACGAAGACTCAATACGACGAAGGGCTTCCTGACGGAATACTGCGTAACCAACGAAGTGCTTCCAACCAACTGGGCGGAAACGCTGGAGCAAGTCTGTGACTGTTCCGTAAACGATGGTTGGCTGTGCGCCATACTCGCCACCCATAGATACAGCCTTGGCAAGAGCCTGCTGTCCCATGATGAGGGTTCCGTATGCGTCAATGGTTCCTGATGCACCAGAGTTGTTTGATGCGTCTGCGAACAGAGGGGCACGAGCCGACTCCATGAAGCGTACGCCTTCAAACATACCAATTTCACCGTTGTAAAGAGGCATTGCGTTGGTGTACTTGTATGAGTCACGCCAACCTGATGCGTCTGTAATACCACGAAGGTCATACGAAACATCTGGGTGGATGAAACCGACATAGTTGCCACCAATTGTTGGAACATTCGCTCCACGCAATTGAGCCACTGCACGACGGATGTCTTTAGCGGTAAGGGTGTCATCAGTGTTGATTGTTGTACGGCTAGATGGGGCTACTGCTCCACCTGTTGCGTAAATAACATTCGTTCCAGCCTGGACAGCGTTACGAGCGATGGTGTCAATTGACAAACCAGCGTTGTAACCAACAGCGTTAGCGGCTACTGGGTCCACAGGGAGGAAAGAAGATGCACGCAACTTAGCGGTTGTTACCGTTGCGTTACCATATTCTTCAAGGGTCACAGTAACTTGTGCGTCGCTCATTGCGACTGGAGTTACATCTTCTGCTTCACCAAGAGCAGTGGTTGCTGCTGCAAGGTCTGCGAAGACTGTGAACTTAACGGATGCACCTGGGTTAGTTGCGTTTGTTGCTTGAACATCTGCGAACTGGTCAAAGTACATTTCTGGACGAAGGGCAAAGTATGCCAATTTCTCAAAGGCAACCTGGTCAACATTGAGGTTGGAGGTGCCTGTTTCTGCTGCGTAATAATCAGCCATTTGGGTTTTTCCTTAAATTTTAGAGGGGGGTTTGGTTAACCAAGGTTGATACCTTGGGCTTGTGCCTCTGCAAAAATGTTAGAAATTTCTTCTGCTGACTCAGCGTCCCTGATTCGTTTAACCCAAGATGGTCCTTCAGATGCAGTCTCGGCTCCAGCGGCAATCCTGTTGGATTGCTGCCATGCTGCCTTGTCTGGGTCTACCTGGACAGGTTGGGGTGTAATCAGTTGTGCTTCTTCTGCGGCTGCCCTGATTGCTTCTGGGGTTAGGTCACCGTCGTAGCCTTTAACGAAATACTTGGCTTGTGGTGAAGCGGGGTCTATCCCTGCTTTTGCAAAAGCCAACTCTCGTTGGGTTACTGCGAACTCTGCAACTTGTTTGCGTAGTTCTTTGGCTTCCTTTTCCAGTTGCTTCATCCTTGCACGAACTGGGTTCGTTTCAGATGCTGGCTGGTCGTAGTCGTCTTCGTTGAAATCTTCTTCAAAGTTTGACATATGGCACTCTCCTTAAGTCCACATCACAACGGAGGGCTGTGATGGCTACATATTTACACCCCATGTGACGCTACGGTATCGGGGGATGTCCCGTAGGTTTCAGCCATCGGCTTACGGATGGAACAATAGCACACTATTGTCCTACTGTGCGTAGACCCGTGATGCCTTCTTTTGATTCTGTTACTCCGCCACCTTCTGCGAAGGCTGCTTTTCGTTTTGCTTGGCGTTGAGCGATGCGTTGTGCTGCTGCTGCGTTGGTTCCAAATACTCCAGCGATTTGTTCTTCTTGGGTAATGGCAGTTTCACCTTGGGTCATTGGGTTAAACAGTTCTTGTGTTTCCGCAAGTTGTGCAAATCCTTTTTGTGCTGTTGCTTGACCGATGCCACGGTTAACCAGTTCTTCTGATTGGGCGGCAGTAAGTTGGAGTCCTTGTTCACGGGCAGCGTTGGCTCGTCTTGCAGCCTCAGCCTTGGTAACAGCGTCTGACTGTTTAAACCTGGTCGGGTCAATAAGGAACGCTGCAATGTCATTGTCTTGAAGACCGTATAGACGCTTAAGTTCGTCCTTGACTCCTGGCTCGGTGTCGTACACTGCTTTGTATCCTTGCTGGATACGGGTATTGAGTTCGTCTGCACGGACATCGTTGCCGATAAACGATGCGAAGTCTTCTTGCGTATCGTAAAACCCTTTAGGCATCCCGTTGGTGCGGAGGGTCTGGTCAAACTCTTTTTCAATAGCAAGATAATCTTGTTCACTGATGGGTTTGTAACCATTTGCCGCTCGCAAAGCCATACCCGCAAAACGCTTCTTATACAACTCAGTGGTGTTAATGGCACGGAACATACGCTCCTGACCATACTGACCACTAAAAATAGTTGGGTCATCCTGCAAGGCAGCGTCAAGATTGGTAATCAAAGAGTCCAAACCAAACTGCCGAAGGAAATCAATTGCATCATCTCTTGCTGACATTACGCCGTCTTTCCAAATCCACGAGCCAACGATATGGCTAAATCACCATACGCTGATTTTGCTTCATCTGTATTCTGCCACTCAGGGAGAGTGCGAAGATATTTATTCCATTCCCACAAATCCATCTGGCGATATTCACCAGTCTTTGTATCCTGGAAATTCAAAGCCTTATTCCATTTGTCCTGGGTCCAGTCAATCTGGCTTGTATCAACAGACTTGCCAAGGATTGACTTCGCTTGTTGTGTATAGGCATACATGGCAGTAGCGACATCCTCGCCCTTGTCAAGGGCTGGCTGCAAGGAACGGAACTGGGTACGAGCAGAGCCACGCATGGTGTCCTCAAACTGGACCTCACTCTTTTGACCAGTGAGAATTTGCTGTGTCCAACTACCAATCATTTCTTCTGATGGTTTCTGGAAATACGCTGCTGCCTTAGAACGAAGGTTGCGACTAACAGATGACTGTCGTAAGTCAGCCGTTCCTTGTGCCCCACCAAGCACGGAAGTTGCTACTCGCTCTGAACCTAAAGCATTTAATTTCTGCTGGTCTGACCAACCAAACTTGATTGAGTCAGTAGCAAGTTTACGCAAAGTCTCATCGTTGAAAGTAAAACCTAAGTTGGTTGCGTTAACTCTTAATTCTTCAATAGAAGAAACGACTCTTGCTTCTGCTGTGGCAGGGTCAGTTGATTGTTGGACAGCCCATTCTCGTGCAGATTTCTGGGTGGTGCGATACCAAGATGTGTTTTGAAGTTTTGCATTCATCTTGTCTTCATCGTCTTGGTAACCCCCTGCAACTGCGTCGTCAATTACTTTTTTAACTTCAGCGTCACTGTTGTAAACATCCCACAACGAACCAAATTCTTCTTGAATGTTTTTTTGTGCTTCTTCTGAAATTGTTTTAGTTGTATCCCCAACTTTTTTAGTGAGTGTTGCTGTGCGTACATATTTGCCACCCTTAAATGTGAACTTAACATTCTTGGAGTTTGTGTATGTGTCACCTTCAATTGCTTTTGCTGGTTTTGTATTGCCGTAATCTCTTGGCTTACGACCAGCATCCGTGTTGGTATTGTCGCCAGTAGAATCTGTCTTACTAGCATTTGTTTTAAGGGCTGACAAAGTATTGGAATAATCCTGCTCGGTATACAAGCCATAGCCAGGTACCTTCCACCTATTTGTCCTAGGGTCCAACTTTGCTTTAGCAAAAGCATCCAACTGTTTCTTAGCCGCACCTGGTGCTTCCAAGTTGCCAGCAGGAAGAACATCAAATGGGTCATCAGCAAAGATGTCTTTTGTTTCTACCTCTGCACGGGCTTTCTTGTCGGCTGCAGCACGGCTTAAACCAAGGACAACCATGTACGCATCAGAACGATTCATCACCCAGTCAGCCTGTTGTTTTGTAACTTGTCCCTCAGTAGGGGCAGGCGGTCTAGTTGTTGTAGTAGTTGTCGCAGGTGCGGGTGGTCCAAGCGGGGCAAGGGGACCAGAGTTATTTTTTTTCTTAGCAGCCATTACATGTTCTCCATAAGTTTCGCTACATTACTGATAGCAGATAAGTATTTGTACCCGTCAGATTCTGCACCATATTTTTTTTCAATGCGGTTCTTAAAAAATACTTCCGTGCTTGGCGCAGTCATACCACCAGAGGCTTCAGCCTGCTGGCTTGCTTGGTAAGCCCTTGAAAACTTGGATGATTCTTCAGCAGATAACTTGCGTCCAATGGTTGACAGTGCAGTTCGGTTTGCTACTTCAACAAGGTCTTCAGTGGATGACGGTCTAAAACCTGCACCCTTCCCTGATGCGCTTACAAATGGTGATTGCTTAACTGAAGAAAGAACTTTAGTAAACGGTGTTTGTGTCAAGTTTGAAGCATATAAAAGTCTATA